CGTGTCCTCTCCCAGCTGTGAAGTCAGGATTCTGCGAGGAACACTTCAACGAATGGCGATCAACCGGAGCAGAGCGACAGCGCTTTGTCATGTTCTGCCAACAGACTCGAAACTCTGAGGGAAATGTACTCATCATAGAGGCTCCGTGGAATGAGTAAAAAATCTAAAGAGTGGAATTTTCGTAGGAGTCTTGTATAATGGTTAATGAACCTGGAGAAACTCTGCCTACGCGGGTTTCTGATGAAGACTTGTCATGGGCTGGACTCAATGAATGGCAAGTCGCTTATCTCTCTCAAGCCTCCGATGAGCAACGAGAGATCGTGTACCGAGAAGCCATTCGCATGACGATGAACGATACCACTTCTATTCCAGGTCTAGGTATCTAATGCCATTTACACCTGAAGAATACGCCGAACACGAGATGAATGTGTCGGGCTGGACCGGTGATGAGCCTCTTTACGCTCCCGGTTTCAACAAAACAGAGAGAGTGAATGGGATGCCTAATCTCGCAGAACTGCTAGGGATCGCTCCCCCGCCTGCCGAATCCACTCCTCCTCAAGGGACAGAGACTCCTGTGAATAACACCAACGATGAAGCTCAGGCCATGAGTTTCGAGTACAACTTCATTCTCCCTCTGCGCCTACGACGAGCAGAAGTGTTGATTGAGGTGGCCAAGATAGCCCACCTTAGCGCTCGGACTCGTTTCTGGAGAGTTCTTTCTTGGTCTGTCGCTCTTGTTCCTCTTCTAGTCTTCGTCGCCGTCCTAGTTAAGTAACCAATGGCTCTTAACGTAGGAGAGTTTCTCGCATCAGCCGTCTCCCCGGAAGAGATTGACACTTTCAGTCTCATGGGATACGAGCCAACTCCCCGCCAACAAGAATTTCACGATGCTTCATGGAACCGTGTAGATCGTATCTTCTACGGTGGTGCAGTAGGTGGAGGAAAATCTTGCGCTGCACTAATGGACGCAATCCGTTTTGCCGCCAACTTTCCAAAGATTCGCATTGGTATGCACCGAAAGTCTTACCCCGAACTTGAGAAATCTTTCATTAGAGAGCTCGGCAAGTGGGACTTCGCTAAGAAATTGGCCCCCGTGTGGAACGGTGTAAAGCCTGTCTGGAACAAGACAGCAAAGATTCTCTCTTTCCCGAACGGCAGCATCATTGAATTCATGTATGCTGAAACCGTTGCGGACGTCACCAAAATTCAGGGTGGCGAGTACCAGATCTTCTACTTTGATGAAGCTGCTCTCAACGACCCTCGGGTTATCCAGCAACTGGAAGAGCGCCTCCGTTCTGGTAGCCGTTTGATCCCTGTGGTAGGAGCGCGTTACGCCTCGAACCCAGGAGGCCAAGCGCACCAGTATTTCAAGGACTACTTCATCAAACCGACTGACTACGGACGTCATCCGTATGATTACATGCCAGAGGGCTCTAAAAAGTCTTTGAGGCACATTTTCATTCCGGCAAAAGTTGACGACAACCCGCACATCAACCCGGAATATATCGACTCGCTTAATGCGATCCCCGATCCCCAGCGTCGAGCTGCTATGCGAGACGGCGACTGGGATGCAACCGCTGGGCAGTTCTTCTGCTTCGATGATGAGACTGAAATTCTTACCATCAACGGATGGAGACATTTCGATAATGTCTTGCCGGGAGACAAGGTAGCTACCATCTCTCCTGAAGGAGAGATGAGTTTTTCTCCGTGTTCTCAGGTCCCTCATTTCGACTTTGACGGCGAGCTGTTTACACATAGCAGCCGGAACGGTCTGAACTTTGCCGTCACCCCAGGACACCGCATGTACGGCTTTAACCGTCGCAATCCCAGCGCCCCCTCTTTTGTCTATGTAGAGGATTTGCCGCTTGAATTCGTGATCCCCATCGGAGCTTCTTCGTGGGCCGGAGATATCACTGAGGCAAAGACGACAATCAACTTCTCGTCGCTCCCCCCACTTGATCTCGGAAATGATAACCCAAGATCGGGGTTCTGCCGCTCCTGCGATGCCGATGTTGAAATACCGCGCCGAGGAATGTGTGACTCGTGTTATCGAGCCTGGATACGAGATGGCCGTCCTGTAGATCTTAATTCATTCCGCGTCCAAAGACTGTACCCCGGACTACGAAACACCAAGATAAAGTCGATGACGTTTTCAACCGGTGACTGGTACGAACTCATGGGCTGGTATCTGACCGAAGGGAGTGTTGACCACACGACAATACGCCAGGGCCGAATCCCCCGAAGTTTAACTATCACGCAGGTCGATGCAGTGAACGCTCCAAAAGTAGAGAAGATCAAGGATCTTCTAGGTCGAATGGAGATTCCCTTCACTTACGACGGTGTTAGATTTCGATTTGGCTCTAAGCTTCTCGCCACATATATGATGCAGTTTGGAAAATCGTGGGAAAAGTTTGTTCCCCGCGAGATAATCCATTCAGAATCCGAATATCTCTCTAGGTTCTTTGATGCCGCAATGTTGGGTGACGGGAGTCCTACCCCTGGCGGCGGATTCATATACGCATCGTCATCAAAACAATTGGCCGATGACATCCAAGAGATTGCCGTTCGATTGGGGTATGCTGCCTCTCTGGGGAGATATTCTCGTCCCAAGTTGAAGCCCCACCACCATGACGCCTGGCAAGTCAGCATTGCGCCCCGCAACCATTCAACCAAAATGTTGCATCGCGGTGCCATCGAAAGAACTCCCTATAAGGGAAGGGTCCACTGCGTAACAGTAGGTCCTTACTCTACCATGCTAGTTCGTCGTCACGGACGCCCAATGTGGTCAGGCAACACTCAATGGGTTCGATCTCGACACGTGATCCCCTTGGAAGACACCTTCAACATTCCGGTTGAATGGCAGCGTTATGCTGGTATCGACTACGGAGTTCACGACGCATGGGCCGTCATCTGGATTGCGCTTGATAGTAACAATCGTATGTGGGCTTATCGCGAGTATTGCATAACAGGTGTTATGGCTCCTCAGCAAGCTCAACTCATTCTTGCCGCCGAAGTTGAGGCAAAAGAAGGATCAGTAGTCCACGTTGCCGACCCTTCTATGTGGGGCCAGCGCGGAACTCCATACTCCATTGCCGACATCTACGGTTTGGAAGGTGTTGGTCTTCTAAAGGCTAACAATGACCGCGTGAGTGGATGGGCCTTGTGCCATGATCGACTTAACGATGGGCCTCTTTGTGAGTATCACCAGCACAAGAAAGAACTCGGTCTTTGGCACGACGATACTTGTCCAATGTTTCATATCTTTGAGGCGACGTGCCCAAAGTTCATTGAGACAGTACCAACTCTTCCTCGCGATGATATCCGTCCCGATGACGCGAAGACTCGCAACGTAGAAGACCACATGGCAGACGCTTGGCGCTACGTGACAATGTACGCAGGCAACTTTGCCCGTCCTGTTTTTTACGACGATTACACACCCCCAACTGCAAAACAGATCTTTGACCGGATGCAATCGCGTCCTGCTGTCGATTTTTCACAGCCAGTAAAAGCTGGTATGAGCACTGAGGGATTCTTTTTCCCCGTTGACCTAAATGATCCATCTAGCCGAGGAGGATGGTAGTGCCATCTTTTCTCTCCAAGTTAGAAAAAATTCAGGAAGGCCATGACTCCAAGTTTGGGCTTGTCTTAGAAGGCCGTAAGCCCAAGGCACCACAACGTTTCGGTTATGCCGAAGGCGTTCCCACTGGGGGTGCAACACAAACACAGCCCGGAGATTCATGGGGCGGGGATTACTCTAACCGCACTGCTCGTATGGAGCAGCTGCTCGGTTTGTACGTTAACTGCTATCCACTCTCTGTGGGTATTGACGTCATCGCTAAGACTGCTACTGCTGGTGGCCTTACTCCTCGACCTATCCGTGATATCAACTCGCCCGTCAACATTAAGCAATCGCCTAATGATGGTGTGGTAGCCGTCACAAAGTTGCTGCGATTTGTGAATCCAAGCATGGACTGTCGCCAGTTGATGCGTGGTGTCATTACCGACATGTACATTTACGGTGACTCGTTCACGGAAGTGGTGTACCTAAAGGGACAGCCAGTAGCTCTCTACCCCCTGGACCCCTCCACGATCACTGTTATCACAGACGATCACGGGAACCCGATTGGGTATCACCAGCAGACCAAGAGAAACCAGACGGCTGACTTTGGAATCGACCAAGTTATCCACGTAAAGTTTGACGCTCCTGGTAACACGATCTATGGTCTCAGCCCGATTGAAAAAGTTCTTCTCCCAGTAACCACCTGGATTTTCGGGGCGTCCCTCCTTCGCATGACGTTCATGAAGGGTGACCCGCTCAGGGCTCACGTTGACTGGCCTATGGCGTTGCCTGACGTTGAACGTCAGCGATTCCAAGACCAGTACCGCACCAAGAATATTGGACTTAGCAACATTGGCACTCTCTTCGAGACCAAGGGTGGCGCTACGGTTCAAGAACTCGGTACCAACAACATCAGCGTTTGGCGTGCCAACCAAGCTGACTCAAGAGACGAAATTCTTTCTTCACTTGGCGTGCCGGGATCAAAGGTCGGCGTTTCTAAGCCGGGTGGACTTGGCGGTGGTGTCGGACTCTCTGACGACCGAAACTTCAGGATCAATGTTGTAGGTCCAGCGCAGGAACTTGTTCTCGAAAAGTTCACGTTTAAGCTTATGTACCAGGCGTACGGAATCGAGGACTGGGCTCTTTACTTCGGAACAGTTGACTGGCGTGACGACTACACACTTGAGCAGATTCGCGACCTTCGTATTCGTAACGGTACGTGGAGCGTTAACCGCGCTCGTGCTGACATTGGTGAACCTCCGGTTCCTGGTGGCGACGTCGCTCTCATCGTTGACCGTCAGAACATGGTCGTTGTTCGTGACCTCGACGCTCTTTCTAAGGCCAACCTCGCTGTCGTGCAACTCGCGGCTGCTGGCGCTGATGCTACAGAAAAGGGTGTTGGCCTGGACGCAAACGCCACACCAACTTCGGCGGGTAAGACAAAGAACGCTCCAACTCCTCACGACATGAACTCAGGAAAGCCTGATCGAATGAACCCAGGGCAGAAGGCCCGTCAAGCTCGACAGGCTTCTACACCCCCTGGATCTCCGAAGCCACCAAAGGCTGAAGAATCAGAATCTCTTGATGCTCGCATTGAGGAATCAGAAACCAACTACTACTATGACGTGATGATACTCCCGTCTGTACCCAACACATAAGGAAACCCAGATGTCAGGTGAAAGCAAAGTCGTAAAAGAGACCGAAAACACCGATGAGGTTGCTGAAGAGACGGTTGAGCCGTCTGAAGAGACGACTGAAGAGGCCGTTGACGAAGTTACGGATGAGGCGACTGATGAAGTTTCAGAAGAGACTCCAGACTCCCAGCCTTTCATGGCTGGTGGCCTCATGGGATCAGTTCTAGGGGCACCTGCAAATGGTATCCCTGGAGCCTCTCAGTTTGCTGCCCTCATCCCAAAGCAGATTGGCTAAGCAAAGATGGTCAGCCGCGCCCCTAGTTTTAGGGTCTCGGGTGGAAGCTCTCCTCATGATCGTGCTGTAGCAGGAGCCAATGCTCTTCACGCTCAGTACTCAAAAGGTCAAGAAACTTCCGCGCAGATATCTGCTCAAGAATCTAACTTAACGCTTGCAGACATCGCCCGCCTTAGTATTGCCCCGGCTTCATCTTCATCAAAAAGAGTACGAGGAACAAAGTCTCACCCCTTGCCGAAGGGCTTTTACAAGAAGCCAACTACAAGAGGACTGGAATACGGTCACCGATTCCAAGACGGAGCGTATCTTGCTGGTCTTCGTCCTCTACCCAGAGGCGACAGGTTTGTCGCTTACGATGCCAAGAAAGCACCTAAGGCAGCAACTGTCACCGGACGGTTCAAGAAATTCATCGCAGATGTTGGACCTAATCATTTCGATTCTCGAACTTCTTGGAGCAAGTCTCGCAAGACTTCGGGATTTACCAAAGTAGTGAAGCCACGTAAAAAGAGATTGGCTCACCAAAAAAACTGGACGCACCGGGGTCACATGTGGATTCCGCGATAGTCCCCTAGGAGTATTGATGGCACAATCCGACACAAAGATTGCCACCATTCATGGGACGCTGCTGCGCCCTGGTGTCAGCAAGAACAAGCGTCTCTACACCGTAGAGAACATTCGTGCAGCTGAAGAGGCCGCTAACGCCGATCTGAAGGCGGGAAAGACACTCAACATGTACACCACCCACGATGCGGCAGAAAAGGATGACGTTCTCAACCTTGTTGGTCGTTTTACAAAGGTGTGGCAAGAGGATGACGGATCTCTGAAGTTCGAGGCCGATGTTCCGAACACGACTGCTGGACGCGACTACGCTACGTTGGCGAATGGTGGATTCCAGCGCACAATCTCGATTCGTGGTGGCTGGGGATCTACTCCTACCATTGAGGACTTTGATGGCCAGAAAGTCATCACCGCTCCCATTTTGCGACTTGGCGGCGCTGACGGTACCGCTTCTCCTGGAGTTGAGGGTGCTGCCATCGAAGGGATTGACTTCCTTGAGTCCGAAGGGTCAGTAGACCCGGCAACATTCATGGACATCACGGAGTCGGTAGAGGTCATCATTGAGCCTTTTACTGAGGAAGTAGAGATCGAAACAAACGATTCTTCTTTTGTGGATCTCAAAGAGCGCCTTCTTGAGGCAGTTGCTGAGATTCTTGAAGCCGATGACCCAAATAAGCCATATGGTGATGTCAACTACGCCGACCCTGGCTATCAGGCTGACAAGAAGAAGCGCTATCCGCTTGACTCTGAGCAGCACGTCAAGGCTGCGTGGAGTTACATCAACATGCAAAAGAACGCCTCGAAGTATTCTTCAGCGCAGATCTCCCGAATCAAGGGAAAGATCAAGGCTGCTGCGAAGAAGTACGGAATTGACATCGCTGAATGGTACCAAGACCTTGTGTCAGGGATCATGGAGTCTCTTGAAGTAGCGGGCATCAATGAGATGTACGCCTCCATGAACATCTCCAACGGTGACGGAAGCATTCAAGCGAGTGGTTACGCCAATAACGGCGCAGATCTCCTAAAGGTGTCACAGCGAATCGCCCTCGCCGCCATCATGGGAATGTATTTCATCGACCCCGATCAGGACGGCGACGTTGACATGATGCCTATGTCAAATGACCCTGATTCCCAGGAGTCAACAGAAGTGAACGTTCAACTAACCGAAGCAGAACAGCAGACTAACTGCCCTGGGTGCGGCAACAGCGTAAGCGCAATGTTGCCCTTGTGCCCATACTGCTCGGGACCAATATCTCAGGTGGAGTCAGCCGACAACACCGAGGAAACAACCAACAAGGAGAAGGCTGAAATGTCTGACACTAACAACACGGCTGAACCGGCTGACACAGCACCCGCTACCGAGTCCGCTCCCGCCATCGACTACAAGGCTCTAGCCGCCGAAATGCTTTCACAGCAGAAGGCTGCTCAAGAGGCTGCTGAGAAGGAAGCCGCCGAGCGTGCTGCCATGCCCAAGACCTACACCGCTGAGGAAGTACAGGCTCTCGTAGCTGCTGCTTCGGAGACGAAGAAGGACGAGGACGCTGCTGCGGCTGTTGAGGCTGCTCGTCGTTCCGGCAAAATCGACCGTACCGGTTACGCGACTGAAACCGCCAACCGCTACTACGAGACGATCCAGGAGTCCGACGAGGCCCAGGCTACGTTCCTGGGCAAGTTGAGCCAGGACGAGCTCAAGAAGGTTTTGAGCGCCGTTGTATCCGACGACCGCAACCTAGCGACAGCACCGCGCTTCGCTGCGAACCGCATCTAACCCCCAAGGAGACACTAAATGTCTGATTATGTACAGGAAGCACTGGACGCTGCGGGGGCTGCGGCCCTTGTCCAGAAGAACATCTCGCCCATGCTCTTGGAGTACGTGCGCCGTTACTCGCCTCTCGTGAAGGTTCTGCCTACCGAGAAGTGGGGATCATCGGTCTACTACTTCAACACTCGCACCGCGCTCCCTCAGGGTGGCGCAGTTGTTGACGGTGGCGCTCGCGCAGTTTCGTGGAGCACTTACGTTCAGAACAACTTCCAGGTGAAGCACTACCAGATCGTTGGAGCCGTAACTGGCTACGCCGAGGCTGTGACGAGCGGAACTGTCGGTTCCCTCCGAGCTAAGGAAATGATGGGTGCCTCTAAGTCACTTGGTTTCACGATTGAGACCGGGTTGCTGTGGGGTGCTGGTACTCCTACCGAGTACGGCCCTTACCCAGAGTTCGACGGCCTTGACGTCATCTGCTCCGCGTTCTCCACTACTTCGAGTGGTGGCCCGAACCCCGGTGTCGGCGCTGGAACCATCGACAACTACGGCGGTGCCACAACATGGGGTGTCCCAACGTTCTCGCCATGGACACAGGGTGTTGACCAGAACGCTATCGACGCCTCTGGTATCAACGGTGGAAACCTCACGTACGGTATGCTCGACTTGCTCATGACGCTTGTTGAGTCGAACGTCGCTGAGCCTATCGACAACGCTGAGTACTTCTTCCTCTGCTCCCCTGGAGCTGAGGCTCGAATCAGCCAACTGTCGTACATCAACCAGCGATTCTTCAACACCGTTGAGATCATCCCTGGATTGATCGCGAACTCCTACAAGGGCGTTCCGATTGTCAAGACCTCGTTCCTTTCACCTCGCACCTACGTGTTCCCAACGGTCACGGCAACTGCGGGTGGAACTGGTACTCTGAACGCTCAGTACTTCTACAAGATCTCGGCCATCGTTACCAACTTCGGTGAAGTTCAGGCTTCGGCAGAGTGCAACGCTACGCCTTCGACGGCTGGTGTGACGCTTTCGTTCACGCCTCCTACGTTCACTTCTGAGCAATTGACGCCGATTCACTACAAGGTCTACCGTTCGACCACGACCGGAACCGAGACCCTTCTGGGTATCGTTCCTGCCGCGTTCACCGACTCGGCTGGCCTCTCGTGGACGACGACTTCGATCTTCGACAACGGCACCACGCTGCTTACGAAGAACGGCTCGAACGTACCTGCGACGGCTTCGCAGCCAGCAACGTACCTCTACACCAACAGTGGCCTCAAGCCTCTGACCAACGGTGACGAGAACTTGTACCTGCTCTCGCGCAACGCGGACAACATCGTTCGTCCAATCGTTCGTGACTTCACCCCAATCGACGTGTACCCAACCACTGGAGCGCCTGACGCCTTGCCGTTCGCTATCCAGTCGGACTGCACGCTCGCCGTTCGTGCTCCGAAGTACATTGGTCGTCTGGCCAACGTGAACCTCGCAGTGGACGCAACGGCTGGAAACGGTCAGCTGCCTACTGAGACTGGCTACTCGCCGGACCCGGTGGTCATCTAGTCCAACCATACTAAACCTCCGGCAGGTGGCTCGAAAGAGCATCCTCCCTCGCCTGCCGGAGGTTTGGTTTGTAACGCTTCAAAAACAAACTAAGGGAGTACCGATGAAACCTGCTTTCGTCAAAAAGAACACAGCGGGTGGTGCTGGTGGGATTACCTGGGAAGCCGGGGAAGTCAAGCCACTAAACCCTAGATTTGCAGAAGAGCTCGTAATGCTTTCTCCCGAAGACTTTGAAATAGTCAAGGAGGGGGAAGCGTCACCTAAGCCTCCTGTTCACCACCACCAAGGTACTGATTTCATGCAAATCAGATCTGATGGCGATGACATCAATTTTGACCGCCCCAGCACTTCGGTTGTTGAAGTCGAAATTGAAGGATCTCAGCAAGAGATCGAAACAATGGCTGCAAAACTCACGATTAACACCGAGGCAGAAAGAGCTAAGAAAGCTACTCGGACAACTAAAAAGGCGAAGGCTACCTCCGCTGAATAGTCTAATGGAGCAGCAATGACGGACCTTCTTGGTTATTCAAATACAAGTGACCAGAAGTTTGCATTCCGTCCTTTGGCTTCTGTCGCGGACCTACGCACACGTTGGCCCGCACTCTGCAACGGTAAGTCTGACGAAACTCTCTACGCTGCCCTTGTAGACGCCACTAGAGAGATCGAAGACAGAACTTCACGACGCCTTGCTCCTTTCACCGGCCACCTTGACGAGCTCGGCATGACTGGCATAAACCCCAACGAATTCGGCGGGGGGACCAACATGCCTACGAGCATCCAAGGCGCATTGGGAATGTCGTACGCCAGTTCGCTTGGTATCAATAGCCTCATCCGTCGCTTCTGGCTTAACGAGTACGCTCCTCGTTACCCCGAAATGTGGGAATACGAGATCCTTGAGATGAGAGTCTTGACTACCTACGGTAGCTGGCAAGACGTCAGCGTTGCCAATGGCGACGTTATTGACATCGAAAAGACTACCGGTTTCACTTGGCTACAGATAGGTCTCTTCGCCCCTGAAGAGTCTCGTATCCGTATCTGTTACAACGGCGGGTACGTCAATGACACCCCCGGCTCATTGCAGCGAGCATGTTTGCTCCAAGCGGTTGAATTCCTCATCATGGAAGGTGAACCGCAACAAAGAAAAGACATGAGCGTAGATGAACTAGAGCGTCAGATAACAAAGCTGGTAGCCCCCTGGGTTAAGGGATAATGTCCCCGGTTAAAATCACTGGCTGGAAAGCTACACAAGATCGCCTCGCACGCTTAAAGAAACGCATGATGGAACCTGGTCCTGCTATTCAGCAGATCGCCATGATGTTCTCAGTCATGCAAGCGCAGCGATTCAGTAACGGCGGAACATCAGCGTTCGGAACTTCGAAGTGGCCACAGATCCAAGAATCTACACTTGAGCGTCGTCGCTACAACCCAGGCACGAATCCCAATTCACCGTCTTTGGTGCAGAGGGGATATTTACGTTCCGCAAACATCAATCCAATCTATTCGTCTCTAGACCTTTTCTCTAACGAACTCACCATAAAGATCGACCCTAAAGGCGGCAAATGGTACGGTGGTGGGGGAAAAGGTTACGCAGAAGCCTTAATGAAAAAAGGTTTCAAGTTCGTTGAGATTACTCCCCTATTTCGCAAAATGGCGAATGAGATTGTTGATCGCTATCTCATGGGTGAGGATGTAGAAGAATACTCGCAACCTAAGTCTCCTGACGTCATTGACGAAGAGTCGATGAAACGCTACAGGAACTCTAGAGGCGGGAAGTACGGTGCGGGTCGTCGCTCCATGCGTGAACAATCTGACATGGAACGCCGGATGGAGTCATTCAAAAGTCTTCCCCAAGATCGACAAAGTTTTGAATACGCCAAGTGGAAGACCCGTGGTCGTCTCCATTGGAACACGAATGAGTTTAAGGCTGCGAGAGCACAGTATGACGAAACAAGAATCGTTAACACTCTCTTCACTCAATACAAAGATGTGGGAGAACGATCAGCGGTAATCGACTGGTCTTCCTTTGGGTCTGAGTCCGAATATCGAAGATCATTGAGCGATACACGCCGGTTCTTCTCTTCCGTGAGGGACGGTAAACTGTAATGTCAGAGCGCCTACCATCGAGACAGACCGCCGCTCCGAAACCTGATTCACCACGTTGGTGGGAGAACTGGAACCTTAACTATGCCACCAGTCAATACGGAAAGATCTATGGTGCAGGTTCAGTTCTAGAAGCCACCTATCGTACCCTTGAAAAGTGGTTACCTTCATATGTTGAAGAATTCAACCGACAGATCAAGGCAGACATTCTTCAGGTACCTATCTACCGGGAAATTCTTCCCGAGTACGACACATTGAGTGCCGACAGTGATCAGCCTCGTTTGATCGCTACAGTTCCTCACACGATTGGAGAAGTAGGCCAATTAGGAAGGACCTACCAAGTCACGTGGCGTCTTTCCATTGAAGTGTACCTCTACGGCACCAATGACTGGCAAGAAACACAAGCGATGACGATGGCGTACGCAGCAATGGTCCGTACATTGCTCGTTCAGAATCAGAGTCTTGGTGGACTTTCGCGCTCGGTTATTTTCGAGTCTGAAGAGTACTACGAAGGCGAGCATAGCTCTACTCGAACCACTGGGATAACCATCCTTCATTTCGCGGTCATCGTGGACAATGTTCAAACGATTGATGGACCTCCTGTATCGGGAGATCCTTACCTTGGCGCAAACTCGCCCACCGCACCCTCATCCAGTCCGCTTCCGCCAGATCCAATGGCAGAAACCTCACAAGTCACTGTTACTAACGTTCCGGTGCAAATGGATCCCGAATGGCTTTCTCTAAATTAAAGGTCATAGTGACCGCCGCGCATGTCGTTCAAGACAGTACTGGGGCTCAAATGGTCCCCGGCCATGTCTACGAAGTAAAAGATGCGCCCGTAATTCAGCAGCTGATCGAAGACAAGCAACTCAAAGTTGTCGATCTTCCTGAAAAGGAAACCGAAAAGGCTTCCCCAGTAACAGCTGTAAAAACCAACAAAGACTCGGCCTCGGCTGACTCCAACCCCTCCTAGGAGACCTAATGGCTAACACTGCCCCAGGCGTTATCGTCAACGTAACTTCTGCTGGTCCTAACACCACACTGCCTTCCTCAACTGGGACGTGGTTTGTTGTTGGACTCGCCGCTGGCCCAGCCGACACTGCATTCCCTCTCCGTTCTATTCAAGACTTCACCACCTACTTCGGCCAGATTATTAACGGCCAAGTTACTGGTCGTTATGTCGTTTCTGCGAACATGTCGAGTCTTACGATCTACGATGCTTTGGATGAATACTTTCACGATGGCGGTAACATCGCTTATTTCTCTCGCATCCAGCCGACTTCTTCGGGTGCCGCTGCCGCGTCTTCGAACTCAGTGAACGCGTGGATTCTTACCGCGAATGGTAAGGGTACGTGGGCTAACTCTTCGAACAGCAGCGCTGCTGGTGTCATCGTAACCATCACCGGTTACACGGTTGGATCGCAAACTGCGTACACGGCAAACATCGCGTACAACGGAACTATCCTAGCGTCCACCAATGGTCTGCTCACTGACACAGACTTCGTTAACTGGGTCAACTCTCTTCAGGTTGGCAACGGTGGGGGATTCATCACCGCTGCTGCTCAGGTTGAGGCTTCGACACTCCCTGCATCAGGATCTACCATCACCATCTACCTGACCGGTGGAACGGACTCGGCTATTGCTGACACTGACGTTCCGGTTGCTCTGACGGCTTTCACGTCGCTTCTTGGTCCGGGGCAGGTTTCGTACCCTGGTGGAACGTCCGCTGCCGACTGGGACAACCTGACGGCTCACGCTATCGCCTTCAACCGAGTTGCCTACCTTGACTCTCCTAACACGTCAAGCGCCTCGACTATCGAGACTCAGGTGACCACCTTCCAGGGCGCTGTTACCGACTCCTCTTACGCCGCCGTCTTTGCGCCGTGGGTTGTCATCCCTGGCGTGTCCAACACGAACCCTTCAGCTCTTACGAGCCCGGTGTTCAATCGTACCGTTGCTCCTAGCGCCTACGCTGCTGCGTGTGCTGCTGCTAACGATGCGAACTCTGACGCCAACAGCTCTGCTGCTGGTTTGCAGTTTGCTTCGACCTACATCACTGGTGTAACGCAGACGTATGTTCAGGCTGACCTAGCTAACCTCAACGCTGGTGGCGTCTGCGTCATTCGCCAAGTTCCTACGGGTCAATTCGTACTCTGGGGCTTCCGTTC